GGAATAGCTACTCGATATGACAAGCTCAAAAGAAATTATCAAAGTTCTGTTGCTTTAGCCTGTATATTTTTATGGCTACCTTTATAGGGTTAATTATGAACAGTAAGTATTAACAGACCCTAGTTTTTGATGAAGAAAATTGAAAAATAAAAACAGGTGATTTGATCTGTCTTGTTTAAAGAATAAAAAGCGCCTAGAAGGCACTTTTTATTCTTTAAGTAAATTTACGGCGTTAGAATGACTTTACGACAGTCTTCTTCCTTTTTATCAAAAATACGGTAACCTTCCGCAGCATCTTCCAGTTTCATGCGATGGGTAATAATCACATCCGGAGACAGATCTCCATTTTCGATATGTTCGAGTAACTGCGGCAAGTATTTATGCACATGGGTTTGTCCCATTTTAAAAGTTAAACCTTTGTCAAAGGCATCACCAAACAGGAAGCCATGAATTGGACCTGCATAAACCCCAGGTACACTCACCACACCGCCGCGTCGGACTGCTGCAATACATTGTCTTAGTGCTGAACCACTCGAACCTTCTAATTTCAGGTTGGTCATTACTGTTTCCAGAACACTCCCTTTGGCTTCGAAACCAACGGCATCAATAACTGCATCAACACCACGATAACCTGCTGTATTTTGAATAATAAATTCAGCTGCATCGACTTCATCAAAGTTGACCGGAATGACCCCATAGGTTTGATGAGCAAATCGCAAGCGATAAGGGTGATGGTCGACCATGAAGATCTGTTCGGCACCGAGCATCCGTGCACAAGCTGCAGATAACAGACCGACTGGACCAGCACCATAAATTGCCACTGTAGAACCACGGGTGACTTGAGCATTGGTTACTGCCTGCCAGGCTGTTGGCAGAATATCGGTCAGGAATAATACTTTTTCATCAGGCAAGGAGCCAGGAACCTTAAACGGTCCGACATTGCCTTTGGGAATCCGCACATATTCAGCCTGACCACCCGGAACACCACCATACAGGTGGCTAAAGCCAAACAAGGCCGCTCCTGGTGGAATCTGTTTTTTATTGAGAATTGCACCACGACCCGTATTGGTATTTTCACAGGCAGCCATCAGTTCATGTTCACAGAAAAAACAGTGACCGCATGCAATGACAAAGGGAATGATCACCCGGTCACCTTTTTTGACTTCTGTCACTGCAGGGCCGACTTCTTCTACAACTCCCATAAATTCATGGCCGAAAATATCACCGTCTTCAGTGGCGGGGATTTTACCCCGGTATAGATGTAGGTCTGAGCCACAGATGGCAGTGGCTGTCACCCTTAAAATAACGTCATCTGGTTCCTGAATCACTGGATCTGGAACAGATTCAACTCGTACATCCCGAGCACCATGATAGGTAAGAGCACGCATGCGGATTTCCTCTCTAGTTCAACATAAATAGTCTCAAATAAGGCTGCTGATTATTAAAAAGCCTTTTTATTAGAGCCTTATAACCTGACCTAGAGCTGTAAATTAATGTATGAAATAAGGAAGCCGAGTGTTTAAAAAATAAACTTATATAGTACTTGCGTAATTCACTACAAAATATGTCAAAAATCGAGTAAATGATTAGGGTCTGTTGAGAGGTTCCTTATTTTGTACCTTATATTTACGTAACGGATGAAGATTTAGAATAGTTTTATCTTCCTACCAAAATACCAATCACTGGAATACATTAATAAACTAATTAAAAAGAAGATTTTTTAAATTTAACTTATGATGAACTCGTCGAGATTATTAGTAAGGCTCGGATGACTGGGCCTCAGATGATTCCAATCCTAGGAACTGTTGTTTAAAAGGATTAAAAATTAAATGCAATACGAAAAGGTGCACCAGATAACGAGCTCTGCTCTTAAGTTTTTTGAAGACCATCTAAAATCTCCAATGATATGGCAAGTTTTTCCCAGAAACTTTTGTGAGGAAGCAAGTAGCTTACTATTAATAATTCTTCAACAAGAAGGCATAAATGATTTTAAACTCATGAAAGGGACAAATATTGAAAATGAACATCATTTTTGGTTAGAAAATGATGAGTATGTTATTGATCTTACAGCCCATCAATTTGATGAAATCATTTCACCCTTCTTGCTCATAGAGAAAAGTAAATACCCTTTAAGTAAAGTATTTTCACTGGATATAAGTGAAATTATTGATTTTCAAAACTGGGGTGGACTAGATCCATTTAAGCCTAAAATTCAAAGTATTTTTTATGTGGATTATTACAAATAAAGCCCTCCTCAGAGAGCTTTCACACAAATACCTACACTCACATTGCTATTGATCGTATGAGCTGTGCATCCTGATAATAGAATGCACAGCACTGTGATTGTCAAAGCTATCTTTGAACGTCTGCAATGAAAGACTTTCATATAACAACCCGATTAGCGATCCAGCCATAGAAAAACTGCTCTTGGCTTTTATTACGCTCACAGATTTCAATGTAACGCTGGCCTTGCATAATGTTGAGCACTCGCACTAGAACCTTCTCACCTTCTTTCCCACGTTTGGCTAGATAGGTTTTTAAAGCTCCTAAAGTGTTAGAACCATAAACACCATCAACCTTCAAATCGGCGTACCCAGCTTTACCTTGGTTGTTAAGCAAGTTCAAAGCACGCTGTAAAAGTGGTTTTGCAAAGTTGATACCACAGTTCACTCCAGTATCTAGAAGTTCTTCAGCTACTGCGGAAGAAACTGCATTCACCTGGTCAAATCTCGGAGAGATCCAGTATTGTTTTCGATAAATAGACTTAGCAACATCAAGCGGCAAGTCCTTCATGTTTCCTTTAAATCCGTTTGCTCTAGCAACTGCTTCAGTAATACCGTATTTGGTTGCTCCTCCTCGATCGGCAGGATTATTTACATAACCACCTTCGCGCTTAATTAGTTCTTCAAGATATTGTTCGATGTTCATTTCATTTTTCCTCAGATAATAAAAAACCGCCCGAAGGCGGCATTTCAAGTTGGATAGTTACTGTTGATTTGAATCTTCAGTTTCTTTCTTTTGTTTATTTGTAGATCCAAAATAGAAGGCAATCACGGCGCTTGATAAACCTAGTAAAGTACCTAGAGAAACGTTTAATAAGTCTCGATTCTTGTCTGGATACTCAATAAAAAATAAGCCAAGTACGCATAGAAATGACATAGCAATAACCATATAGGCTAAATATGTCCGAGTATTTTCACTGTTCATCATTATCCCCTTCTAAACGTTTTTTAGTGAGCTCGTATTGCTTCGTTTGCAGCTTATGGATCTCGTCTTTACGCTTTTCATCCCGCTTTTTGAAATAGAGATTCGTTAAATAGGTTGCTATACCGATTAAGATTGAAAAGACGACAGCCCAATCAATTTTGCCAACTACCCCAATCAAACTGCCCCCTAATACATAGCCATAAGTGAATTTTGTTGCAGTCGCGGCAGCCGTACTTGCAGCTGCTTCTACAACACTATTTGTTTGATCGTTCATGCATGCCTTCCTCCAGATCTTGGGCAATAAAAAAGCACCCGATTTGGGTGCACTTAATAGATATATCGATTAATAAGTTATCGATTCAATTTCATCAATTGTTGATGATAATTCGATTTTTGATCTTGCTATTCTTCCCCTTTCATGAACATTGCTGATATGTAATGCAAGAGCGTTTTTCAAACCAATCAATTGATCAGGATCAAGCTCAACAATTGTATTATCTTTTAAAGTCCACTCGACTGTTACTCCAATTAAAGCTGCTGTTGCGATTCTTAACTGGGAATTTGTATCTGAATCAAAAAGATTATTTTCAAACTCAAAACCACCAAACTCAAACAGATCACGTTGTTGTTTAATGAGCTCCCATTTATGCCTTTTCACTTCTTCTAAAGATCGGTTGTCAATCCACTTCTTAATTTCATAATCAAAGAAATGATATGGCGATGGCTTAGCAGGAATATTTACCCACTCTCCATTTTGAAAAAACATATTTGGATGCGGAGGATCATCTATAGCTGTACATTCCTCCGGAGTATTTAGCTTGATCATCTCATCATTACCAAATATATGCCCTATAACTTCACCATATTTTGAAACTAATACTGTCACTTTTTAAGCTCCAATGTTGATAAAGATGACATAGTGATTATTGAAGGAGTATCAGCAAAGCCACCTTGGGCTTCAAATGAACCATAATAAATATTTGAGTATTTAGTGATATATGCCAGCTGAAGCACTATTGTTTTTGTACCAGTGGAAGCAGGTAAGATATAAACTGGCGTTGCTGTAACCCCAATAAAGCGAATTGTACTATTCCCATCATAAAATGTTGGGTAAATTTCCTGAGTGTATGCAACGGTGCCATTTACTAATACTCTACAGGCTAAAGTCACACATTTTAAGATGTCATAAGAAGATGAATATTGGGTGATCCTCACCTTACAGTCAAAGACAAAAGAACCATCAATCCTTAGTTTACCTCCTTGCGTTTGCACATTAAGAGTAACTAAATCTTGTGTATAACCAACTGAACCTGCCATTGAATTAGAAACAGCGAAATAATATTTACGCTCTGTTTGATTAATTACCCCGGAAGGGACAGTAACGGCTTCATCTTGGATTTTTAAAGTGTCTATTGCTCCGTTTTTAATGTGAGCATTATCAACTTCAATATCACCCAAATCAGCGCTAATGGTGCTTAGATTTTCTGCCCAGATTCTATTTGCATTAATATAGCCAAAGCTACCAGAATCTACATATAAACCTCTTGGAATTACTGTTCCATTCGGTAGAGTTAGTGGCGTATTTAATAGCGACATTATCGGCTTAGGAGTTACACCATCGACTCCAACTGGCGCGCCGAACTGGATAGTATCGTAATTGAAAATGAATGTTGACGTGGTACCATCATTCATTGAACCATGACCTGCTAAATGCCCATTCACATCCATTTTTAAATATTGCTGAGCTTTAACACCATCAACGCTTTCAGTTACCTGTTGAATTGCAGCTGTATTTCCACCAACAGTAGTTTGCAAAGTAGTAATACTCGATGCTTGAGTTGAAACTTTTCCATCAATAACAGAAACTTTAGAATCCAATGAACTGAGCGCAGAAGCATCGGCTTTACTTGCTAGGACACCATTAATATTCGATACACTGTTATTCAATTGTGTAATTGAATTGCTTTGGCTAGAAATGGTCCCTTCAGCATTCGTAACTCGAGTATCAAGTGAAGATAAAGCTTTTGAAGTTGCAATTTCGCCAATTGGTTGCTCCCATAGTGTTGCAACATTCCCTTGTTCCAACTTCATGCGTCTTATAGCCAATGCGTTTCCAACTGTAGTTGAATCAGACTGAAAAGACATAATGAGGCTTGTTGCATTTGCTGGAACTGTGAATGTGCAACTTTGTCGAGTGTATTGATTATTGCTGATACCGCTCATTGATTTAACAGCAATATCACTCCAAGCGCCGCCAACTTGGGCAATAATCCGCCAGCGCACTGGCAATGCAGCACCACGCACATCTGCACTAATTGTGTAAGTAGTGCTTGCGCGTAAAACACTGGTAGCGTTGACTGGTGAGGTCATACGGTAGTAGCGTTCTACACTCGCATCGTTAACAGTAAAGTAAGAATCAATATTGAAATTTGTCGAAAATCCTTGGGCAGAAGCTGTACCATCGCTTGTTTTTGGTTGATTCGCAGAGTTCGGAGCAGCCGTATTACTTAATAAGTTTGCACCAATTACTGCCGCGGCGCTTAAACCTGCCTGCAAACTGGTGATCTGGTTACCTTGGCTTGTAATAGAGTTCTCCGTCGCGGTGACTCTGGAATCCAAACTTGATAATGCAGCGTTATCTGCTTTCGTAGCTAAAGCGCCATTAATATTTGAAACACTATTATTTAAAGAAACAATGCTGTTCCCTTGGCTTGTAATCGTACCTTCTGCACTTGCGACACGGGAGGTTAGTGAAGAAACGGCTGATGCTGTTGCAGCATTTTCTAAAGATGCCGTTTTATCTACCAAGCGAATAGAAGAATAATCAACAACCCCAGCGTTTGGATACATCCATACACCAAACCATGCGAATACATCTGAGGTTGGTGCATAATCTAAAGAGAAATCAACAAAATTGGTTGTATCTGTTGCTGTTACTTGTTTTACTGCTAATGTGGCGTTATCACCTGTTCTAATCCAGCGCAGCAATAAACCTGCGGTTCCAGATACCTTACGTGCCCTTACAGTTGCTTGGTAAGTTCGCCCTGCTTTTAACCACATCCCCGAGGTCGGTGTTCTTACCGTTGGGTTGGTACCAGAGGTACCGGCATCATTTGATTTAGTTACTCGTAAGCCAGTACCCCCACCTTCACCGTAATTACCAGCAACAATTGAGTTACCTGTTGCAAGCTCACTTACGGCAATGAACTTCAAGCCCTCTCTAAAATTTGGGTCTAAATTTAGCGCATCACCTTGTGACTGAATAGCAGACTGCAAACTTGTGATGTTGCTGTTGGTTGTAGTTAGACCATTTTCTGTAGCTGTTACACGACTATCTAAAGCTGTAATAGCACTTGAATCTGCTTTTGATGCCAGAGCGTTATTAATTGTATTAACACTATTGTTCAGAGAGGTAATTGCACTTCCTTGAGAAGATATAGTATTACCTTGTGATGTCACAGTGTTAGACAATGCCTCCAATGCCGAAGCATCGGCTTTTGTATTCGCTGTCTTCTGTGCTGCATCTGCTGCGGATACTGCATCATTAGCTGTTTTTTGCGCTGTTGCTACACTGTTATTGAGTGAAGTAAGGGAGTTACCTTGACTTGTTAACGTATTTCCCTGCTGAGTAACTGTGGAACTTAAAGATGAAAGTGCAGAAGCATTTGCAGCAATTAAATTACCTGTTTCAGTAGAAGCTGCTGAATATGCGGTTGCGATTGTCCCTCTTTCTAATTGAACATTTGTAAAATATGCAACGCCTGCGGCAAGCAATGACATATACAAATTAGTAGTATCAACATGTGATGCTGACTTTCTTAAAGTTGTAATTGTGTACTTTGTCCATGTAGTTGTTAGAGCAATATTTTGGGAACCGATACCACCGAATAATTGAATTTTTACAGACAATGCAGTATCGGCTTTTGCATAGAAGGATAAGACAAGCGGTTCAGTAGAACTCGGTACTGAAGCCACAGTTGCTGTCATTAAAATTTGATGTACACCATCTTGCCCAGCGCCTGTAGCAGTAACTTTTAAAACTTTAGATCGTGCATAGGTTGCGCTATCCACTGCAATACTATGATTACCATTCGCTGTGATATTACTTAAGTCGTTGTAAAGGGTGTTATAGACTAAGTTAAGACTCCCATTCGTGATCGAGTTATTCAGCGAAGTAATATTTGCAGTATTTGACGTTACTTTACCGTCAATAGTTGTCACTTTGGAATCAATACTATTAACCGCACTTGCATCCGCTTTTGACGTTAAAGCGTTATTAATGTTAGTAACACTGTTTTGCAGCGAAGTGATAGCACCACTGTTTGATGTTAGGGTATTTCCTTGCTGTGTAACCGTGTTCTGAAGCGTGCTTAACGCACTGGCATCTGCTTTATCATAGGTAGATGGTTTCCAGTAAGTTGCAACTTGGCCTTCTTCTAATTGAGGCTTTTGAATTGTTAATGTCGCATTATTGCCATCACTAGAACCGTTAAGATCAAAACGTAGGGAATAGGTAACGCCTACTGCATCCGCATTAGTTTTAAATGTTACTGAATATCGAACAAGATTCGTTGTTCCAACTGTCACATAAGTTGATTTGTGATTGGCACCACTACTAGCAATTAAGAACGCTTCAACGCTTTTAACATTTGCGGTTCGCACTGCCCAAAATGACAAAGTGTAATAAGTATCTGGTTTAAGTGCAGGATCATTTAAAGACCATGTTATATAACTTTCACCTGTAGTCGCAGCCATTGATACAGTTTTTAACTGATCTGCCAAAGCAACTAAGTTTACACCCACACTGCTCAATGAATTCTGTAAAGATGCGATAGACGCGCCTTGACTTGTAATAGTCCCCTCGGTAGTAGTTACTCGGCTATCTAGGGCGGATAAGGCGATTGAATCTGCTTTTGATGCAAGCGCATTATTAATTGTAGAAACATTATTTTGAAGGGTTGTAATAGCACCGCCCTGCGATGAGATATTGCCCTCAGCAGTAGTCACACGGTTAGCCAAAGAACTTAAAGCAGTTGCATCCGCTTTACTTGCAAGTGTTCCGTTGATACTTACAATATTATTATTCAATTGCGTAATTGAGTTGCCTTGACTTGTTAAAGTGCCTTCGGCATTTGTCACGCGAGTTGTTAGATTTGTAATAGCTGATGCGTTGGCATCAGAAGCAACTGCATCCGTAGCATTAATGATACTGATCGAATCATAATCAATCGTACCAGCTGCCATGAGCCACGTTCCGAAATACACAAGGACATCTGATGGCGGTTTATATGTATAAATTAAATCGACATAAGCCGATGTTGATGTCACAGATAGTGTCGCAGACGCAAGAACAGCATTATCAGATTTTCTGTGAAAACGACCAAGAATACTTCCCGTGCCTGATATCAACTTACATCTAACAATTGCCCGATACGTATTATTAGCTTTTAAGAAAAAACCATCTGTCCGGTTTGTATTGACGTTTGTATTTGTTCCAGCAGATGTATCTGTATTTGACTTAATTACACGAATACCAAGTGACCCATTCTCACCGTAAGCGCCGTGCGTAACAGAGTTACCTGCCGGTGTTTCAGCAATTGTGTAATATTCCAAACCAGATACAAAATGAGGATCAATATTGAGCGCGTCTGCTTGTACTCTTAAAGTGCTTTTTAGCGTATTGATTGACATCGAAGCTGCATCAGCCTTGCTTACTGCTGTGTTTGCAGTTGTTTGAGCTGTGGCTGCAGATGAAATAGCTGTATTCGTCTTTGATTCATTCGTAGTTAAACGTGAATCTAGCGCGTTAATTTGCGTAGCATTGGCACTTGTATTTGTAGCATTTGTCGTAATCTGAGTCTGCAAACTTGATAAAGTGCCATTGGTGCTTGATTTATAAGTTTCAATGTTGCTTAACAGGGCCGCATCTTCAGACTTGCGCTGAGTAGTTTCAGTTGTTAATCCATCATTCAAATTAGAAATTGCAGCGATACGAGTAGAACTCTCATCTGCAATCTTTTGATTTAACAGATTTGTAGAAGTGATTAAATCATTTGCTACTTTAGATGCTGCTGTTGATGCATTATTCGCTGTATTTTTAGCATTGGTCGCTATAACACTCGCATCATTTGCTATTTTTTGGGCTGAAGAAGCTTGTGTTTGAGCAGAGGTTGCTGCCGATTGAGCACTCGAGGCCGCCGTCTTAGCTTCAGAGGCCACAGCCTGGGCATTGTTAGCTGCAGTTTGGGCGCTACTAGCAACAGCTTGGGCATTATTTGCTGCAGCTTGGGCTGCTTCAGATACATCGACTGAATTTTCAATTTTACCTTGAAGCTCTTGGGCAAGATCACTCTCATTAATATGACCAGAAATAAGATCAAGAACCGCTTCCGGATCTGCTGTGGTCGTACCATTGACCCATTCAGACCAAGGACCAACATTGCCAATCCGGTCAATTAATCGACCGCGATAAAACTGTCTAAGATTAGGTTGTAAACCTTGGATTGTGGTAGTGGTAGTCGGATATGCAAACAATCCTAATTGAGCAATATTGTTGATGCCATCAGGTGAAACTTCAATTTCGGTATAAGCTGTATCTTTTGCACCTGTTGGAGGGAATCCCCAATCAAGCTTCATTCCAAACAAAATACCTGTGGCACGTATAAAAGCTATTTTCGGCGGTAATCCCTGCTTTCCAGTAATTTCAGTTAAGGAAGATGTAACCGGTAAAGATGCGATTTCAAAAGCAGAAATTGCGGTAACACGAGCTTGATATTGACCTGAATAAACACCAGGTACCTCGACTGAATTATTACCAGTTAATGGTAAACGAATCCACGAACCATCATCTTTTCGCCACTCAACAAGATACTTAACAGCACCTTTTGCTTGTGTCCATGACACAATCATTGTGGTGACATTAATACCTTGATCAACACGACTTTCGGTCGTAATCAAAACATCTTTGACTGGTTCTTGAATTGAAGGATTGACTATTGATATAGGTGCTTCTTCAAAGAATGCACCGTTATCAATTTCATCAAATTTTTGAGGGTTATATTGGAGTGCTGTAATACTGAACTGGTGTTTTTCATCTTGTGAGATTGAAATAACACGGAATTTCATTGTCGCTAAATCTTGAGTATCAAGAACCCATACGTTTTGTACAGCAATTGAATTCTCATCGAATGGAAGTGTTACTGTGATAACCCGACCAGAGATCGACTGAACAATTCGCGTTTGTGCTTTGCCATTTTCGCCATTGATAACCAGACGATCACCAGCTTTAGCAGTAACGTCATCTCGATCAAGGGTTATGCTTTTGAGATCAGCAGAAATTTTAGATACACGTCCGCCATTAGCACGTCCTGCAAACAGTTCATCCGCAATTTCAATTACTTTCCCTGGTAACGGGATATAACCGTCTAAACCAACTTTAAAGCTAACTGTTCGGGTTTCTAACTGCTCAGACTTTAATGCCCACCAACCTGCTCGCTGCGCTTGACCTCGTGAGGTACATCCCCAAGCATCAATTTCCAAAATACGAACTTGGCCGGCCTCAGCAATCGCCTTTTCATCGCGAACAAACTCATATTCGGTTTTGTAGTGATTAGCCGGGTTATCCCACGCAATTTTTACAACATTATGACGGTCACGTGCGCGGGTTCCCGCGTACTCAAAATTGCCATCAATGACATTGGCACGCGTATAAGTGAAATACGTATCTTGGGGAATATCTGCATCACAAATAATGCTATTACCATCCCAAAACGTTATCGCACGAAATACACCTGCTAATTTAGTTAAAACCTCAAAGGCACCTTCCGCGCTCTGAAGATAAACATTACAAGTAAAGCGTGGTTCCTGACCGCCCAACCCATCTGGTACCATCTGATCACAGTATTGAGCTAAACGATATAAGGACCATTTATCAACCATTAGCGGGGTTAATCGGTCACCCAAAGCATAACGGTCTACGGTGCATATATCGTAATAGATCCAAGCTGGGTTATTAGAATATGCATCTTTGAAAGTACCGTCCCACATTCCAACATATTGCCGTGTTGCTGGATTGTAATTAGTAGGAACTTTTAGAAGCCTACCCTTTGTATCCATAGCAACTTTTGCTACGTTTCCAAAAGTCTCAGCATCATACTGAAGGCCCAATAATGCTGTGTTTGGGTAACGTAATTTCGCATCGATCACTTCTGTAACAGCTGCAATATACATCTTGTCGCTGATATATTCAGAAGTTGAATTGGGTGTAAGTCTACGAACACGAACAAGCCAGCCAGAGTCTGCACGAGGCAAATCAATCCGATGAGCACGTTCATAATTTGCAGATGTTTTATCTGAAATTTTGGTTTTTAGAACTTCAGCCCAAATACCACCATCAGTTTGCAAATCAATTGCGTATTCGATCGTTACACCTGATACATCCCCATTTGTAGCATTCTGAGTACGTAAAGGACCCCACTTTAAGCGCAAACGTACAGCATCAAGATCAAGATTACTAAAAGCTCGAACCCATGGCGTTTCAGACTTTAACTCCACATCGATGGCAGTTTCACTTTCGACTGCAGGAAAACCCTCTATGTATTCCTGATCATTAGTACCATTTCTAAAATCAACTTTTACATTTTCAAAGTTAAGACTTCCGTCTGCGTTCTGAAGAGGAGTTTCTTCTAAATAAATTGACTGAAGCCCATTAGCTAGCCCCTCAATTTCTCCCTCAGATAATCCGTAAAGGATTTTAATAAAAGTTTTCGATTGTGCAGAATCTGGAGAAATTACGGGTTGCCGTTGTTTATTACTGCCCTTTTTTGCGCCCACTACTGCATTCATAAGAAATCTCACGCAATAAAAAAGGCGCTTAAAGCGCCTATTAAATAATTAAAATCTACATCTGATCTTCAGGATATTGGCCTGCGCTCACAATGAAGCCGCCGATTTCCCGTTGACCATAAAGAATTGGAACAGGATTACCTTGTGCAACTGTGGTAACTGCACCGCCAAAGCCCTTATTTGCTCTATTGCCGTCTTGGTTTTGATCCTGCGTTGTTTCAACTTTTGGCATAAGCATTGAAGCAACACCACCAAGCATCATTCCAATCCCCGAACCAATCAATGCAGCACCTAATGGTGCTCCACCGCCCAATGTACCTACAGTCACTAAAACCCCAACCACGACCAGCACAGCACCCAATACAGTCTGTAATATTCCATTACCGCCTGCACCAACTACACGTGGAACAATATGAATAACCTCAGCTTCAGTATTCATATCAAGCTGTTCTTCACCGATGTTATCGCCGGTAATGAGCCGCTTAGTTTCGTGGTCATAAATCGCTGGGCGTTTCTTGCCTCGCTTATTACTTGAGTTCTTTGATTTTAAAAACACGGCAAAGCGTAGCCCTTGCTCATGTGCATGCAACATAAAATGTTCAAACCCAACAATCTGAACAGATAATGCACGCATGGCTTCGCGAGTATTTGCGACATCGAGCTTAAATTCACGACCGAACTTTTGTCCCAATACTCCATACAGCTTAATGGTTTTTAACATCTCGATGCCTCAATATCTTTACTGTTCGCTCTTGCCATTGTTGTCCATAAATTTCACGAACAGATTTACGATTATATGGATGATGAAGAATTAAGCTTGAACCTATGCATTGCTCAGTTTGCTCCGATTTAAGCTGTCCATTATTAGCCAGCCAAACAACCGCATGATTGGGATGTTCAGTACGCCCAACACGACAAACAAGCATATCGCCATATTGTGGTGTATCTACTTCATAGAAGCCTGCTTTTTCATAATTTTCAAAATAAAGTGATGGATGATCTTTATCTTCCCACCAAGCATCTTTACGCTCGAAATCCATAAGCTCAACTCCTAATTCACGACTATAAAAATCGCGTATAAGAGCATAGCAATCCTGCCAACCGTGAAAATAATTACGCCCCACTAAAGGGGCGCGATAACCACATGGTTTATATATTTGAAAATCTAGATCCGGATAGGAACAAATTACCCAAGGCTTTTGATGTAACTCAATTTGAATTAAGTCTAGTTCTGAGGCTCTTGTAGTTCCGTCAGGGTGGGAATGCACATACGCTAATATCTCGCCCTGGTCTTCTGCAAAAGCTAAGTCTTCAGGATGTATTTCAAACTGATCAGACTGAGCGGAAACATTGCGGCAGCGGATATATTCTTTTCCAACAATTACCCCACAGCATTCTTGTGGATAGCATTCATCCGCATGGGCCATGATTGTTTTTTTGATTTTTGCTGACAGTTTCATGATGTTTTTCTCAAGTTAGATAATTTTTCCGGCCAGTGACTACATCCAGTTGTAACTACTGCCCAGTCCACATCTAGTTCAAGAATTTGCACTAGAGTCGCGTTTCCTGAAACTGCTCGACCCTCTACCCAAAATTCAACAACTTCACCAACTGAAAAATCGCACATAAAAACCTCACAATAAGCTTGAAGCTGGGAACCCGCCGAAAGGTAATGGCTTGTTTTCACCATGGTGTAAACGACAATCTCTTAACCTTCCCCCACATTTGTCCTGAGATGGATCATCTGTTGGCTCACCTTTTTCTGTGAACATAGCCGCGCCCGTATAGCCACACTCTTCGCCCCGATACTTACCAACCATGCACCAATGACAAAGTGAAGTGATTTGACGAACAGGAATTTTCAACCCTTCCAAATCGATTGGATTTGAAAGCTCAAAAGTTACTTGTTGAGCATTTTCAGATGTTTTCTGCTCGATATACCAAATCTGCTCTTTTGATTCATTTGAGGCTGTTGGATTGCCTTCAGGAAAGTTCTTGGCATCAAGATACTTGGTGAGTGTAGTAATAACTTTGAGTTTAGCTCCAACGAAATCTTTACATTGGAGACAGTAAGCTGAAATTGCACCTTGTATTCCGTTCAGGTTATTGGCGATTGTTAATGTGGGAGCCGAAGCCTTACCATCTGATCTCATTTCTAAACCAGAGACATCCAGACTAATAGCTTCAAACTCCTGACCCTGCCAAAAAATACTTTCCATTTGCTGATGGCCATGAAATCGAAGAATGCCAACTCCATACGAGCTGGCATCTAATTCATACAGGTGAATTAATCCACCTGGTTCAAGTTTCTGGAAGTCACTTTGTAAAGTCATGAGACCTCCTTAAGCTTGACCTGAAACAACTGGAGTATATTCAATAGTAATTTTTTTAGCAGCCAAGTCATATTTAAGGCTTAAAGTGTTTACATCTACCTGATAGAGATAAGCTGTGTTTAAGATCGTTTGAATTGCCCACTTTGTGATGTCAGCATCAAGTAAAGTCATACTTCCGTTTAAACCACCACCTGGTGTAACAGCAATATTCACTGAATCAGAAGGTCGATCATAATTAATCGCTAAAGTTTCAATTCTGCCAGCAGGCAAATTATTCCCAAAACTACGAGCATCAAACAATTGAGTGATCCTAGACAAAATAATGGACAGCACGTCCCTCTAAAGATAACGTAACTTTAATCTTTGGAGATTCAAGAAATGGCTAAACGTTTTAGTCCCGAATTTAAA